ACGCGCACCACCGATATACTCGGGACGCTGGATCCGCTCGTCACCAATCGTCTCACCGAAGAAGGCCTTCATCCATTCCGGATACCGAACACCGGCACGCATAGCCAGCTCTTGCCATTTCTGAATCTGGAACGCAAGACGCAACTCTGAAATATCCACAGAAGCTATCTCGTTATTCTCCAACGCAGCCTTCGTCACAGAATCATACGGAACATGCGCCGTCGTATCATGCTTCATCGGCGTTTCATTCGCCAAAGTAGCAGCAGGCCAAGTAGCCGAACCAATAGCCAAAGAAACCGGGTCGCCTAATTGCTGGTCCGGACGGCAGGACGTGAAATAATCTTTCTTCCAAGACGTATACTGCAAATCCTCATCATCATTGTAACCCGTCGGCAACGCATTACCATCCATATCCTGATTAGTACCGACAGCTTGCGACCAATCAATCTCAGGCTCAACAGCAACGTCACGATAATACTGGTTAAAGATCTCAAAATACGCCCGACGAGGGAAATCAACAGGAAGCGAATCACTATCCGGCGTCACACCTTGAAAACCAAACAACATATCCCAGAGTGTGCCAGCATTCCGCTTCGCAGCAGCAGAAGGATTCCACGTGGGCAAAGACGTCGCATCATCACCGTCTTCTCCACCAGTGATGAAATTCACATAATCATCCTGATCCATCAAAATACGCTCAGGAACACTAAACGCGTGCACAAACGCATCCACACGGTGAAGCAACGGACTCTGCATCGGCGACGCTCTCGCCGTAAGCTCGAAACCAATGGAAACCACATCCGAAGGCAACGTGGGAATACAACAAACTGGATAAAGCAAACCGAGTTCCGCAGAAAACTTCTTATTGTGACTCAAATCAAAAACAGACCTCGGAACCTTCGCAAGCGAAATAGAACTAAATGACATCCTCTTCTACCTCCGACTCAAGACTCAAAACAACCTTACGCGGCTCGCACACAGACAACTCCATACTATCATGGTCAAACCAACCAACACACCACATCTCAAAATCGTCCGGAAAATCCTGCTTCTCCATCAGTTTCTGAAACTCACGCGACGCAATAACATCATTCTTCGCCTCAGCCAAGTTCCAGCACTGTTCCATCACCAGATCCTTAATCACATACACATTCAGTTTCATACTCGATTCTCCTTAATACGACGCTTCGCGCCAAGATTATTATTATGCTGCTTCAAAAGCAGACGCCAACCAACACCATGCCGCACAGGATCATACCGCTTATCAATCCATTCCATAACATCGCGATCGCGAGTCATACCGCGACGGGCGGCAACGGATTTCATATAACAACTGAAATCGAACATATCGCCAGAATGCAAATCGACGAGCTTCCTCTGATAGTACTTCGGAAGCAAAATCCACTGGTTCTTCAAACCTCTCACTTGCAACGTCTGGCTCACTTCGTCCAGATGATCCATCAACCATTGTTTACCTAGACCACGACTCATCAAAGAAAAAGCCGGCGCCCGACCACCATAGTCGAACTCACCGGCATTTTTCTGCAAATAATCGGCAACATACCGAACACTACCACCAGTAACATCACCAACATGCACATACCCTAACGGCCAAGCCTTCTCAAGTAACGCACAATCACAACCGGGATCCGGCTCTTTAAAACCACGACGAGCCCACTTGCTACAACACCGACACTCACCGCACAGCTTCAATCCGTAGATTATAGCATGATAATGCGGACGACCGGTAGTACCTCCGTACTCACCACACGCAAAATATCGCAAATACCGGCCTGAAAACTTCCGCAAACGCTTGAAAAACAACTGCAATTCCCGCCGACTAATCGCTCCGTCGGCTGGGAGTTGCTCATCATCATACGTCAGCGTAACAAACACAGCAGAGTCATGATACTCCAGCTCATGCATCATCCGTAACGACCACTCACGAACCTTCGAATCACGACACGCACGACAACGACCACACGGGACTCGCGTACCTTCAACTATCAACGGAGCAGTACACTGCATAATACCTAGGCAAGGCCGCCCACAGGTTGAACACAATCAAAGTCAACGCGCGCACGCACGCGTAACGCACGCGCGCACGCGCTGTCATGTGCACAACCTGTGGACGGCCACAGGACAGGACCCCGCGCGGGGGCCAGCCTATTTAAGAGCATACGCGAGAACCGTGTCAACTACACAAACTACTACACACGGACAATTCGTTGCGTCCATCCAAAAAAAGTTCACCGATGCACTACACAAATGTTAACTACTACTGCAGCCGAGTACCACCACGGCTTGCACCATAACGAGAAATCCGACGAGACTTACCACGACGACGACCACGACGACCACGACCACGACGACTCATATATACCTCCAAATTTCACCAGGCGGACACTGCCGCAAAACTACACCATCACGAGAAGCATCAACACAAACACCGTAACCAACGATAGGCATCACATGAAATGCAACATCACACGAATTCACATAGAACACTGCACCAAGCTCACCTTCGACCTCAGTAAACAACCGATGATAAAACTGATCGGCGTTGAACGGCAAGGAGAAAACCGCTCTGAGAAGACCCGAACAATCACAGCCCTTACGGCACTCACCACCGTACAAGTACGGAGCGCCGACCAGACTCAATAGTGTCTTACGATAGTACTCAAAGGTCACTTCCCTATCCGACGTAGAACAGCAGACGTACTAGATCCACTCACTCCGTGCAGATCAAAATCGTAAGAAAACACTAACTGATCCATGAAAAACAACTGCACACGAATTACACCATCTTCAACAGATACCGAAATATCAACAGACTTCAGCAACCACCGAAACACAGACTTCCACATAATACCTCCTAGAACGGGTACCACATCTCTCCCATAATGGGATTACGAATCTTCACCATACGCTGATCACCTAACTTTCCAAACTCAATCACTTCACCACCGAGCATCTCCTCAAGATGCTGGCTTAAAGCTCTCTCCATCTGCGGATTCATCCTAAACGGAATAATCGTATTAGTCTCAACATGACCATTATCATACTCCTGATCACCCGTACGTCTCGCACCAGCCTCAGAATCAAGCATATACAAAGGCCGAGTCAGCTGGTCAAAACCAATATTAGTCGGAAGACCACGACTCCTATACCAATCAGTATCATGCTCGAGCCTCGCTACCTCCGCACGAAGCTTATCACTCGTCTCATTGTAGTATTCAACCTGCGCCGCCAACACAAGAACCTGCTGGTTCTCACGACTGGTCGACGCCTTAGTAAGCTCCGTCTGCGAACTAAACAACGCCTGACGCGCGCCCTCTGTATGAGCCTGCGCCTCTCTCAAATCAATATTCGCTCTCTCAGCATCCTCACGAACACGATTCAACGCAACATCAGAACCATTCCGCTCTATCGTAGACTGAACCTGGGCAACGTACCCTTTAACACGCTCACTCTCCAACTCAAATTCACGGGGACGATACTCAACATCCTGCGTCAACTTACTAGTCTGCGCTTTCAGCATATCAGCCTGCGCGCGCTTAATAGCAATATCAGCATCAAATTGAGCGATCTGCAAAGCGGTCCCAATACCTTTAGCAACACCAGCACCAGGACTACCACGCTGTACACTACCGCCAGAGGTCCTCAAAGGAGAAGCAGAAGCACCAGAACCACCAGAACCCATAAACATAGCCATAGGATTGATACCAGCAGCTTCCATATCCGCAACCTTGCGCTGCATAGCAGTATCCTCACGGTCCATAATCGTCTGGTTCAAATCCTTCTGATAATCGAACTGATCAACTGCCAATTGATAGTCACGGTTACCGGTAAAATTATTCAGAGAGCCTTCCATATGAGCGGGAATATCATCAATAGCACTACGAACACCATCTCCGATACCGCGCAACACATTCCTAACAGGACCTTTCCCATATTCAAAAATCGGCAAACAAACCACCTCCACTAATGATTTAGTGTCAGTGGGACATATAGGATCAAGTAACCTATATGTCCCTACTCCGTAGGTTCGGGATCCGGCTCCTCTGGAGCTGGCTCCGGAGGAACTTTACCATAACTATGTTCCTCGGCTTTCTGTTTCCGCGCTTGAGCAGCATTCGCAGCCTTCCCATTAAGTACTCGCTTCGCTTCATCAATCAAATCCATTTCAGTCGGATTATATTCAGGCGGCACAAAATCATCCGGAACAGCCTCATCAGGCGGAAAATGCGCACGGCGCCAAGCACCTTGAACAATACCAGCAGCACGGATCCTATCAATCTGCTGTTTCATCGTCATAGCACCAGCAGTACGGGTCTCAGACGGTCCGAACGGACCCTCCGCATGGTGCGGAGACACAGAAATCAACTTACCATTACGCTTCCAAACTGGCATACATACCTACCTATCAACATTTCCGGGCGTAGAGATATACGGCATAGGCCGCACAGCCTTGATCAAATTCGCAAAATTCACGAAATAATGAGGCTCAGAGTTCCGCAGAACCCACGCATCATCGTTCACATCATGAGCACGCACAAACGAAGCACTTAACGTCGGAGCCGAAGAGAAATTTCTTCCAGCATGCCAAAAATCAAACGTCTGACCCGGCGCTAGAAGACCGTGCACAGTATCCATCTCAATACGATGCTCATCCCAAATCGGGATATAACCAAAAACAGTCTCGTTATCAGCCTTCACACCATTAACATACAGCTCACGCCGAAGAACAGCCTGCTCAGACAAGTTCGCAAACAGGGGATTGTAGTAATCCCAACGAGTGCGACGAGTAAAATACCGACGAATACCCTGATGATACGCCGGCTTTGGAACGATAGACATCAGAACCATCAACCAACCAAACTCACGCGAACGGAACTTCCCAAGAAAGTTCCCATTCATCGCAGTACCTTTACCAGAAAGCGTACCTACCGGATCATTAGCCGTATCATCATACGTAGAAGCAACTTCCGAATGCACAATAGGAACACGCGCACCACCGATATACTCGGGACGCTGGATCCGCTCGTCACCAATCGTCTCACCGAAGAAGGCCTTCATCCATTCCGGATACCGAACACCGGCACGCATAGCCAGCTCTTGCCA